CTACCAACCCTAATCGTGCAGGTATCAACAAACAGAAAACTCGTGCTGGCATGTTACAAATGCCCAATGCGAGCCTTACAAAATTTAGAGGTTTTAACCAAGGTGGAGATATTATGAAACATTCAGACATGTCAAAAGACAAACCAATGATGAAAGCTGAAGCCAAAAAGGCTGTTAAAGGCCATGAGAAGCGCATGCACGGCATGGCTCACGGTGGAGTAACCCGTGCTGATGGTATCGTTAAAAAAGGCCATACTAAAGGCAAAATGATTGCTATGAAAAAAGGCGGGGCTTGCTAATGGCTAATATCCGTAAACCAACAGTAAAAGAGGTTGAAAAGCTAGACAAATCTCGTGAACTAATGGTTCGCGGTATTGAAGGTGAAAAAGACTTTTTGTCCAAGGTTTCAACTACCATGGCTAAATCTGCTCGTGACGATCAAAAGTCTGCCAAGAAAATGCGTGAGTCTGTACCTGAAAGCGCTCGTGATTACGAGGCTTATCAAGGTGCTGGCTACAAAAAAGGTGGCGTTACTCGTGCTGACGGTTGCGTAACTAAAGGTCACACTAAAGGCAAGATGGTTTCTATGAAAAAAGGTAAATAATCATGGGATTCAAAGACGTATTAAAAGCAGTAAGCCCATTGGCAATGGTTGCAGACAAAAATCCAGATGTATTACGTGCATTTGGTATTGCTGGTAATGCTGCTGCTAATAAGTTAGAAAATCGTGAAGACGACAAGCAAATGGAAGTAGAGCGTCAAGCTCAGGTTGCTGCTGCTCAGGCAAAAGAACAAAAAGCTGCTGCTGCACGAGCTAACTATATTTCTAATGTTCGTAATACAACTGGTGGTTTAGAAGGATACAAAGCTTCTGGACTTAAAAAAGGCGGCAAGGTTAAATCAGCTTCCGCACGCGCAGACGGATGCGCAATCCGTGGAAAAACAAAGGCTTAATATGAGACCATCTCGTGGTATGGGTGACATTAACCCAAGCAAAATGCCTGGCGCTAAGAAAAAGACCAGACGTGATGACACCGACTTTACGCAATATGCTGAAGGTGGTAAGGTTGGTTTGTATGCCAATATCGCCGCAAAGAAAAAACGCATAGCTGAGGGATCTGGTGAGAAAATGAGAAAGCCAGGAGCCAAAGGCGCCCCAACTAAAGCAGACTTTATTAAGTCAGCAAGGACAGCTAAGAAATGACAACATCAGGAACCACAGCATTTAATCTTGACCTGAACGATCTAATCGAAGAGGCTTTTGAGCGTTGTGGTCTTGAGTTGCGTACTGGCTATGATTTCCGTACAGCCAGACGATCATTAAACTTACTTACTGTAGAGTGGGCTAACCGTGGAATCAATTTGTGGACCGTAGAACAGGGCCAGATTGCGATGAACACTGGTCAGGCTATCTATGCCCTACCTAACAACACGATTGACCTTCTAGACCAGGTTATACGCCAAAATACAGGCAGTTCATCTAATCAGATTGACATCAACATCAGCCGTATTAGTGAATCTACCTACTCTACTATCCCTAATAAACTGACTCAAGGTCGACCTATTCAGGTGTGGATTAACCGCCAATCAGGTCAATCTAGCGTAACAGCCTCAACTTTGACTACAACCATTACAGCGACAGATACATCTATCAGTTTGTCAGATGTAACAGTTTTGCCAGCAGCTGGGTTTATTAAGCTAGACAATGAGCTTATTAGCTATAACACGCTGACGTTAACCAGCACAGCTGGAACGGCTGGAGTATTAACTAATTTAGGTCGTGGTCAACAAGGCACTATCCCAGCAGCTCATACATCTGGAGCTATTGTATCAATCGTTAACCCACCATCTATTAACGTATGGCCATCTCCTAATGCTGGTGGTGGATATACATTCGTTTACTGGCGTATGCGCCGCGTACAAGATGCTGGTAACGGTGTTACAGACCAGGACATTCCGTTTAGATTTATACCTTGTATGGTTGCTGGCTTGGCTTATTACATTGCCATTAAAAAGCCTGAGGTATCACCAGATCGCATTATGATGTTAAAAGCCGATTACGAGCAACAGTTCCAGTTAGCAGCAGACGAAGATAGGGAGAAAGCTCCTTTGCGCTTTGTACCAAGGAATATGTTCTATGCCTAATCGTTTTGCTTCAGGCAAGTATGCGATTGCAGAATGTGACCGCTGCGGTCAAAGGTATAAGTTAAAACAGTTAAAGTCTTTAACAATTAAGACTAAAAAGGTCAACATTTTGGTATGCCCAGAGTGTTGGGAACCAGATCAGCCTCAGTTGCAATTGGGTATGTATCCAGTAGATGACCCACAAGCTTTAAGAAATCCTAGACCTGATACCAGTTATCAAGTATCTGGAGTGGATGTAGAAGGTGATCCATCGGGTGGTAGTAGAGTATTTCAGTGGGGTTGGGCGCCTGTAGGTGGGGCAAGTTATTTTGATACAGCTTTAACACCAAATAGCTTGATTGCGGTGGGACAAGTTGGTACAGTTACAGTTAATATTACTTAGGAGTAAATCATGTTTAAAAAAGGCGCAGACGGTATCACTAAACAGGGCAAAACCAAAGGTAAAAACCTTGGTGATTCAGGTCCTACAGTAGCAGCTTTGCACGGAAAAGGCACAAAGACTTCAGGTGGTGGTAAGCGCAACATTGATATGAAGACTATGGGTCGTGGCTTGGCTAAAGTTGCTGCACAAAAACGAGGTTAATTATGGCTAAGTTTTCTAAAAAAGTAATGGGTAAAGAGATTGGCGATGCTGAGGTTTATGCACCTCCTCATACCATGAAAGGTAAAACAATGGATACAAAGATGGCTAAAGATGCCGTAACCAAGCCAGGTAATGGCGTGGATAAGGTTAACATGTCAGTTGCTGGTATCAGCAAAGGCAATTACCCACCAGAAAATAAGTACGGTAAGATTCAAATGCGTGGTACAGGCGCAGCTACCAAAGGCAAAATGTCTAGTGGAAAAATGGGCTAATGAACTACACAGAGTTATCCGCTAGAATCCAAGCGTATTGCGAGAACGAGTTCCCAGCTTCGGCTGGTAATTTGACGTCTGCCCAGCAGATAGCTACGTTTGTTCAGCAAGCTGAAGAGCGTGTTTTTAATACCGTTCAGTTTCCATCATTGCGTAAAAACGTGACTGGAACAGTGACCGTAAATAATAAATACCTATCTTGCCCAAATGATTTCTTAGCTGTTTACTCTATGGCGGTCATTCAAGCGGATGGTAGTTACGAATACCTTTTAAATAAGGACGTTAACTTTATTCGTGCAGCCTACCCAACACCAACAGATTCTGGTTTGCCTAAGTACTATGCTTTGTTTGGACCACAATACACGCTTCAAACCGAGTTGTCGTTCATTCTTGGTCCAACGCCAAATGCAAATTACAACGTAGAACTACACTATTTCTTCTACCCAGAGTCAATCACTACCGCTGGCACAAGCTGGTTGGGTGACAACTACGATCCTGTGTTGCTGTACGGTGCCTTGCGTGAAGCCTACATCTACATGCGTGGCGAGGCTGATATGATTGCTAATATTGAAGCTAAGTACCAAGAAGCCTTGGGTCAAGCTAAACGTCTTGGTGATGGCATGGAGCGTGGTGACGCGTACCGTGAAGGCCAGACTAAACTTAAGTACAACGCTTTATGATCGCTCAAACACAATGTACCGTCTTCAAAGTAAACCTGTTAAAGGGTTTGGAGAACTTCAATACGGGTTCGCCTTATACCTACAAGATTGCGTTATACACGGCAGATGCTAATTTAGATGAAGACACTACTGTTTACACGACTCAAAACGAAGTAACAGGTACTGGCTACACAGCGGGTGGTTTGGCTTTGGTTCCAACAGTTCCAACAAGCAGTAACGCCACCGCTTATATCAACTTTGCTAATGTTTCATGGGCATCTTCAAGCTTTACTGCCAGGGGTGCTTTAATCTACAATAGCAATACAAGCGCAGCTGTTGCGGTATTAAACTTTGGGTCTGACAAAACTGTTAGTAATCAGACGTTTACAGTAACCTTCCCTGCGGCTACTAGCACTACAGCCGTTATTAGAATTTCATAGGAGTAATTATGTTTAAAGAAAAACAAGGTTTCGGTGATAGCGCAGTCGCTACATTGCAGACTAATGGTGCGGCTGACGAGTCAGTTGGTATAGCTGGTTATTACCATGTTGAGTGCCGTGATGCAGAAGGCAACGTAAAGTGGACTGAAGAGTTCCCTAACTTGGTTAACGCCATTGGCAAAGAATTGATGTTGGATACCTTGTTAAAAGGTTCTAGCTACTCAGTAACAGGCCCATTTCTAGGCTTGATTTCTGGTTCTGGCTCAACATTTGCTGCTTCAGACACAATGACTTCTCATGCTGGTTGGACTGAGTTTGCCAACTTCACAGTAAGTGGTTCAGCGGTTCGTGGTACAGCGGTGTTTGCTTCTGCTACTTCAGCTGGTGCAACTCCTTCTAACGTAACTACTTCAGCTGCTACAGCGATCACTTACACTATTACAGGTGCTGGCGGTACAGTGGGCGGTTGCTTCCTAGTGTTGGGTTCTGGTGCTTCTAGCACGATCAGCAATACTGGTGGTACTTTGTACTCTGCTGGCAACTTTACAACAGCTAAGGTAACAACCGCTGGTGATACAGTTTCGGTAACTTATTCGACCACCGCAACAAGTTGATGATTTATAAGGGTTTTTAGTGTTTTGTACCTACTCACACTCAACCCCGCAAGGCCGCCTTTTCTACATCGGAAAAGGTAGCTCCGCGCGCCGTGCTTACTACATGCAAGGTAGAAATAACTATTGGAACAAAATTGTAGCTAAGTACGGCAAACCAACTGTTCAGGTTTTGGCAGAATGGAAAACAGAAGCTGAGGCTTTTGACCATGAAAAGTTTTTAATTGCATGTTTTCGTGACATGGGATACGAACTCGCTAACCTAACAGATGGCGGCGATGGCACATCTGGGTACAAGCAAACACCAGAACATATAGAAAAAACCAGAAAAGCAAAATTAGGTAAACCAGCTTACTGGAACATCGGACGCAAACACTCAGAAGAATCTAAATTAAAGATGCGCGTCAAGCTAAAGGGGCGTGTTAATTCTGAGAAACAAAAATCTATTGCCAGTGCATTGTTTAAGGGTAACACTTATTGTGTTGGCAACACTCAAAACCGCAAGTGGGTCTGGATCGGCACGCACATTGAAACTGGCGAAGTGATCCGTTTGGTTGGCGAACAAGCCATGAAAGATGCTGGCGTTCAACACGCTAATGTCATAAAATGTCTCAACGGTGAGCGTAAAAGCCATAAAGGCTACACCTGGCGCAGAGAACTTTGGGAAGGTAAAGAATGTCATTAGTATTACTTGATCGTGTTCAGGAATCTGCAACCGCTAATACCACAGTTAGCTTTACCCTAGCTGGCGCTGTCACAGGGTTTCAAGACTTTTCCGCTATTGGTAACGGAAATACTACCTTTTATGCTGCCACAGATACAACTGGCAACTGGGAGGTGGGCGTTGGCACGTACTCAACTTCTGGCCCAACTTTAACCCGCACCACAATTCTTTCTTCTAGCAATGCTGGTAGTGCTGAAACGTTCTCAGGCACGGTATCTGTATTTGTTACTTATCCATCTGAACAGTCAGTTAACCTTGATGCAAGTAATAATGTTAGTGCTTTAGGGAACGTCACATCAGGTACATGGCAAGGCACAACGATAGGCGTAGCTTACGGCGGTACGGGTGTTGTTTCATCGTCTGGTGCTAACTCAGTAATGCTTCGAGATGCCAATCAAAACGTAGCAGTAAACCGACTCAACCAATCCAATACCTCTATTGCGGCTGCTGGTGGAACCACAGCATTAACAGCAGCTTCCAGTTATTCTCAAACACTGACTGGTACTGGTAATCAGACTTATACGATGCCTGATGCAACTACCCTGACTACAGGCGTAGCGTTTGTGTTTAACAACAATGCAACAGGCACATTAACGCTTCAAGATTATGCTACTGGTGCTGTTGGAACAATTACTTCTGGCGGTGCTGTTGAACTTGTTTTATTGTCTAACGGAACTACCGCAGGAACATGGGACGTACACGGGTATCTTCCAGAAGCGGTAACGTGGGGTACAAACGCTCTTAATTTAGGTTCTACTGTTATCACTAATGGTACATGGCAAGGTGGTACGATTGGTACAGCATACGGAGGTACAGGCTTAACAAGCTTTAGTGCAGCCAACTACGCTTTATATTCAACGTCATCATCTGCTTTAACAGCAGGTACTTTGCCTGCCGCAGCGGGTGGTACGGGATTGACTTCGCCTGGTACTTTAGGTAACGTACTAACATCAAACGGTTCTGCTTGGACATCCGCACCAATAGTTACAATTTCAGCGGACGATGCTTACTTTTTATCATTTATGATGGGCTAACATGGCAACTTATACAAATACCTCTTATGTAGCCAAAGACGTTGGCACAGCTGCATCCTCACTAACCACGGTATCAGGCGGCACAACAGCTGCGGTAGCCAGCTTGGTGGTATGTAATACAACGGCTTCACCGATTACAGCCTCTGTGTTTATTACCAGATCAGCGGTGGATTACTTTATTGTTAAGAACGCTACTGTACCTGTGGGTGGCTCATTGGAGTGTATCCAAGGCAACCGTGTGGTTGTAATCGCTGGTGACGCTCTTAAAGTAAGCGCAAGCGCCAACACTTCAGCAGATTGTGTAGCTTCAGTCTTATTGGCGAGCTAACATGGGCTACCTAGGTAATACCCCAGAAAACCAAGCGTTTACGCCAAGGGTTGATTTTTTCAGCGGTAATGCTAGTGCAACTGCATTTACTTTAAGCTTTCCTGTAGCTTCTGTAGCTCAGGTTCAAGCGGTTATTGAGAACGTCCCTCAGAACCCAGGCGATGCGTACACGGTATCTGGCAGCACAATCACATTTACCAGCGCACCACCAAGCGGTACAAACAATATTTATG